TCATCTTACCAAGAGCACTAGTGCTTGTACCAAGTTCCTTGGCAGTGCTTGGTAAGAATTGGATAAGGCCTGTTGCTTTTGATTTTGGCTGTACATTTTGATGATTTAGTGAAGACTCAGATGCCATCAACCCTAGAAGATCTGCTGGATTAACACCAATGCTATGAGAAACTTCTTGAACTCTACGAAGAAACTTTGCATCTGAACCAACTCTCTCCTTGGATGCACCACTCAGCATATCTGCTGTGATGTCGCCTCTCTTACCGCCCTTATCCGTACCGCCTACTTTGCCACCTGCCTGCTTACCAAGGAAAGGCATTGATGCTTTGAAACCAGCATTCAGTACGTCAATGGGATTCTTTCTTACATAACCTACTTTACCCATACCGGGGTCAAACTCCCAGTGTAGGTGAGCACCACGGCTACCGCCAGTGTTACCAGTGTAGCCAATGATTTGTCCTGGTGTTACTACCTGTCCTACACTGAACTTAGATGGCTTAGTCATGTGAGCATACAGGTGCTCACCACTCTTGGTCTGGAAGGTTACCCAGTGACCATAGCCTGCTGCTTCATAGCCGCGACCTGTCACCTTGGCACCAGTCCATACTGTCATGGGTGTGCCTTCAGGTGCTGCGATATCAACACCAGCGTGGATTCTACCCCAGCGTGGGCCGACACGACTGGTGACTTCCATATACTCAGGAGCTTTCAGCTTACTGATGTCACCCTCACCTGCTTGCTCTATCTGTTCTAAGCCAGCAGCAGGGTCGAGGTCAGCCTGGCTCTCACCTGGGTCAGCTGCAGCTGGTGTGACGTCATCACTACCTGTCTCTGTGGGGTCACCATTGTTGACCAGGCCATCGAACCAGTCCTGAGCACCACCTAGCAGACTACCAACACCATCCATGACGTCAGCTGCCAGCTGCTTGATATCAATACCACCCAGCAGCGCAGCTCCACCAAGCAGAGCAGCACCACCCAACAAACCAGCCATTAGGCTGCCCTGTGTAGACCTCATCAATGCTCTCAGCTTAGCCTCTTGTGCTCTCTGACTACCAAGCAAACGCTGAGTATCCTGTGCCTTCTTCTTGTCCTGTATAGTCTGGAGCTTGAGTGCTTTGCGTCCTTCATCCCAGTCCCTAGCCTTCATCTCGGCCAGGACTCTGAGGTTAGTATTGATTTGACCTAAGGCTCTCAGGGCTGGGTCATTCGCCAGCCCCATCATTGCTGCTGGGTTTATCATTGTGCACCCATCCCGTTAGGATTGAAGCTAGGCTCGAACCTGTAGTAGATAGACAGTGGACAGCTGTCCCTGATTGGGATATCAAACTCAGGCAGGTTGCTACCACTAGTGGTAGTCACCACAGGTTGCTCAGCTGAGCCACCGCCACCCATCTGTACTACGGGAGGTATCACATCTGCGTTAGCAATGCGGTCATTGTGTATCTCGTTCTGCTCATAGAAGTTCTGTAGTGTGCTATCCATTCTTCCTTTCATCTGGCCTACCCTACCACCAGCTCTTCTGCCCTGTGGCTTACCACCACTCTTGGTGTACCACTTCATGAAGTCCTTCTGATTCACGTAGCCCTGTGGTCTCCCACCAAAGGTATAGTTGTTACCCTTAATTGATGCCCACTCCCATGACAGCTTCTGGATTTCTTTCATCGACAGACCGTCGTTAATGTTCACACCACGTCCAGCAACCAGAGCTAGAGCCGCTTCGTCCTGTCTACGAGGAGTAAACTTCTCATCCATCTTTAGAGTACCGTTACGTACTAGTCCCTCAAGAGTCTGTGGCATAAACTGATAGCGACCTGTTGCACCACTGCCATGGCGCTTTGCATTGCGGTCACCAGCAGCGATAGCTTGGCGCACTGTAAGTTTACCTGATGCCAGGTCAGCATTAACAGAGCCAGCAAACATGGTGCCGTAGCTCTTGGTGGTTCCCTCAGCTCTAGCGATAGCATTGAGCAGTGCCTTTGCATTGGGATTGTCAACACTTGCACTGGTAGCAGGACCACTTCCTCCACTGGGAGCAGTAGCACCGGGAGCCCCAGGCACCTGTGCTCCTTGGATTTGGTCTACAGCACTGTTAGGATTGGTAGCAGCATTGGCTGGACCACCAAACAATTGATTAGCAAGGAAGTCATTGAAGTTACTAAACCCTTCCATCACAAGGCCAGGTCCACCCATCATGAGGCTGAACATTCTACCCAATGAGAAGTCACTACCACCAAAGACTTCAGAGTCAACAGCGGAGAATGCTTGTGCCATCACCTGACCAACAGGACCCAGGGCAGACAGGAATGCGAAGCCACCTGGCCCTCTCTGTGTAGGCTCAGAGCTTTCTACACCTGTGTCTCTGCCTTGTACACCAGGCTGCTCTGAAGCTGTGGGTGTGTGACCTGGCATGCCGCTTGCAGATGGTGTGGTAGAGCGCTCCTCTTCAGGTTTCCCGGTGCCAGCTGGTGTATTCGCTTGACCATCAAACATACTCTCCTGCCACGTGGAGGGAGCGGGAGCAGCAGTGCCTGGCTGAGGACTGACATTACTTGCACCACCTACTGGTTCTCCGGCACCATTGGGCTTGGCAAACTCATAGTGGCCACCATGTGTACCAGAGTAATCGTTTGGTTTCCAGCCATACTTACCACCGTTCTTACGTATCCACTCACCTGTAATACCATGCACGTCCATAGCGTTGCCATAGTTGTGCTTACTATTTGCTGCTGGACCCAAGCCCTCTTTCAAAAGTCTATTGTATTCTTTCTCATCTCTGTATACATTCTTGACATCGTGAGGATGGTAAGGCATACCATCTTTAATCATTTGCTCAAATGCCTTGGCAGCTTCAGGGCTCAGCTTGACAAAGCGACCTTTGTAATCCACACGTCCAGTGTTAATGACGTTGTCACTACCCCTGAAACCACCACGCTGGAAGCGAGGGAAGGCATCATAGTTCAGGTAGTCCATCATCCCCTGGTCATATGTCCCAGGTGGTAGAGCTATCTCACCCTGCTCCAATGCAACAGGCACAGTGCCACCACCCTGGTAGCCAGACAGTGCAGCCACAGCATTCCTGTTTAGGATGTAGGAGCCTGGTTGTACGTGAGTATAAAAGTGGTCACCAGTGGTAGGCTGTCCCAGGTCAGGTACAGCACCAGCAAAGCCACCACTCTGATACTTAATAGCTGCTTGCTGGTTTACCTTTGGTGTGAATGTGAATACTGACTCTTCGAGGTCTCTTATTCTCTGCTCGAGTGTTTCGTCTGGCTTAGGTGCAATCTTCTTAGTAGAAGACTTACCTGACATAGGGTCAAGTGACTTCTTTATGAAGGATACCTTGGGCTTGGTATCATCCTCCTCCTTCTTAGGTGGAGTGAACATACCACGGGTGCCACCACCCATACCCAGTGCAGGAGTACCGGGCTCTGGCTCACCCTTAGACTTAGCAATGGCACCCTTAATAGCACCAGCGATAGCTACTGACAGACCAGCTGCTAGCTTCTTAGTGCCCTCTCCTTTCTTAGCTGCGTTCGCTTCACCTGCAGCTGTATCAAATACTTTCTTCTGGAACTTGTGCTGGTCTTGTGCGTTCCTTTTATCCTGTTCTCTATCGTACTTTCTCTGCTTGGCGTCTGCACTATACTCTTGCTTGTCCTTATCTCGCATGACTTTCAATGCGAGATTCATGTCCTGTAGTCCATCAACTACAGTTTCTCCCTGCTTATAAATTTGAGAGAGAATACTAGACGCCATTTTTACTTTTATTTAGATGCTATTTTGCTGTTGTTTTCTATGCATCTCAAGTGTTTCAAGGTAGTTAGAAAGCAGGGTTGTCATGACTTCTAACTCCCATGGCATCAGGTCTTCGATGTCGGCAAGTGACCAGCTATGGTACTGCTTGAAGGCGAAGATGCGTTCATAATGCTGCACCAGATTGGTGTGCATCATCGCCATCAGAAAAAATCCTGCAGTCCCTCCAGTTCGATGGTGAACTTGTTGCCTGAGTTCTTATTTGTCAGAGTAAAGCTGTGCCTCAGACGTGGCATGGTCACAAAGAAGTCCAGAATCTTAGCGAACTGAGTGGAGGTCAGACCCTCAAGCCACTCTTCTACCTCACTGTCAGTCATGTCCTCACGATTGTATACCTCATCACCAGCTACAATCTGTGAGACACACTTGGCTGCCAGGTCAAGACGCTCGGTGATGTCATTCATCTTGATACCTTCCACAAAGAAATCGATGCCAGGGTATCTCATCTTGACGTGAGTATCCTCAGCTACCTCAATCAAATCTTTGTGGTCTTTATTCTTGGTGACACCAATCTTATCGATGGCAATCTTATGTGGTACTGTGTACTCAGCATCGTTGGGGTCAGTGACGTTGACCTCCAGTTCTTCACCGACTGACTTGGCTCTTGCCTTCAGGAACAACAGCTCTATGTCAAACAGAGCCAGCTCTGACACCTTGAACCCAGGTGAGGTGACACAGCTCTCGAGTACATTGGTGATAGCGTTTGAGATCTCATCCAGTTCTTGTGACTCGGATGCGAGGATGAGAACTTTCTCTTCCTTCACAGAGAAGGGTTGATACTTGACTTTCTTTCCAGTGGAGGGGATTGTCGTAGTATATTCTGGACGTACTGGTTTGGGCAGCGCCATAACAAAGGTATAATGTAGTGTATTATAGTTTATTTAGACCCCATTTTCCACCCTGGTACATCGTTCTCAGTAAGCAGTCTGAAACTCATACCTCTGTCCTCAGCCCACTCCATAGCTGCGTTCCACTTGGCTTTGTTGGTGGCGTATGTCATGACGCTACGCATCCATGCCTGCGTCTTACGCTTGGGGTTTGTAGGTGGTCCTGCTACCTGACGTGCAGGCTTAATCTCTACCACCTCCTCTGTCACGATGCCCTTGGAGTTCTTATACTTGATGATAAAGTCAGGGAAGTATCTACGCTTCTTCTTTTGTACTGGGTCAGTATACCAAATGGCTTTCTCTTCTGACTGCCAGGCGATGACGTTGGGGTTGGAGTCCAGGTACTTCATGAAGTTCAACTCCCAGGACGAGCGGTACTCAATACCCATGGGGTTGCCCTTGTACTTGCCTGGATTAAGCGGACGGTATCTGCCCTTTAGAGTCTTCGCCATACCCTCTAAATACCTAAAAGTATTTAGATTGAATGTCATACGCCAAGGCTATAGGCCAACTTAAGAATAGCGTGTCGCGTCCTACCTTGTACAAGGTACAGATGCCTCAGCGCTTCATTGGTAGAGACACGAACGATTACCTGGAGTACTTCTGCAGTGCTGCACAGGTACCCTCTGTAAGATATAACTTCCTCAATGTGATGGGTCATGGTGAGCAGGGTATCACCAGACTGCAGCCCTCTGCTGTTGTCTTTACCAACCCACTCACCATCTCTGTCATTGAGAACAGTGACCTCACTACCTACCAGGCATTCAAAGAATGGTTTGATGACACTGGTCAGGGTATCTCACAGGACGGACAGCGTAGTATTAAGCTCAAGTACTTCGAGGAGATTGTTGGTGACATTGAGCTGACTAAGCTAGAGTTCCCAGACAACCTTACCATCGGTGGCCTTGGTGCTGGAAGTGGTTCGTATAAGGAAGTGCTCAAGGTGACCTTCCTCAATGCATACCCCAAGTCAGTTGGTGCACTGCAGCTGGCATCTGACCAGAGAGATAGCTACCTAACATTCCAGGTAGAGTTTAACTACGAGTCATATAAGACTGACTTCAAATGAATAGAGTAAGGTTGGCAGCACAGAAAGCAGGCACTGATGCCACCTCTAATATGGCTGTGCTGTTGAACAATCTGGGGCCAGCAAACCTTGTCCCAGAGGCCGATAAATATTATGTGTTTGTGTACCATCCTAAGACTAGGAATATACAGTATGACCAGCACCCATTCGTACAAGTCTCCAGCGTACACAGGTGGGGATTTGTAGGACTGAATCATCACTGGGATGACTTCAGAAGATACACATGGGCTGAGTGCGAGACACCTCTCTACGAAATTTATGAAGAGGAGTTGTCTGATATGTACAATTTCCCCATCGCTAAATTCAAGACTAGCTAATGTTACAGTATCCAGCAGACAGACCAGCAGGCGCTGACTTTGTCACCTTCGGTCATACAAAATACTCTTCACGTGGTCAGGGCCAAGGAGCCGGCGGCATTACATTGTACATGCCAGAGAAGACACCTGCTGTCCCCAACCCACAGAGCTGGTCATCATCGCATAGTTACTTTGCTGGTCCTCTTGGGCAGGTCAAGCGTGATGTGATTGAGACCATGGCTGATGTGGCTACCAATGCAGGTAACCCAAACGCTGAGGCTCCTGGTTCCATTGGCCGTGCCATGGAAAGGTTTAAGAATATTAGAAACAGTGCTGGTCCTGCAGGTAGGCAGTTTGCACTGGAGAGAATGGGTGGTTTCATGAATCTATCTGCTAACCAGATTCTGTCTGTGACCAGAGGAGAAATCTATAACCCTAACGTTGAACTCATCTATGATGCTCCTCAGCTGAGGATGTTTACCTTCATGTATTCCTTTGCCCCTAAGAGTAGAGGCGAAGCTTCCGCTGCACTGTCTATCATTAAAGAGTTTAAGGCATATAGTTCGCCGGCTGAGAAGGGAGGAGGTAAGCTTGAGATCCCACACGTGTGGCATATCAAGTACTCCAACTCTAAGTACAACAAGTTTAAGCCAGCCGCCTGTATGAATGTCAACGTTGACTATAACGGTGCACTGGATGAGTACATGACCTTTGAGGATGGCTCACCTATCCAAATCTCCATGAGCTTGCAGTTCAAGGAAGTAGAGATTGTACTGCGCAAGGACCACGAGTCAAGTCAATCAGGATTCTAATGGCAACACCTACCTACTTCTCCAACTTCCCTGACATTGAGTATGCCTTCAAGATCAACAAGGCAGGTCAACCTATCACGTGTCCTATCAAGGATTACTTCCACTTGATGAAGGTAAGGGAAGACCTATACAAGTATGACACACTGTACGATAACTACTACATCAATGAGGGGCAGAGACCTGATGAGATTTCATACGAGCTGTATGATGATGAGCAATACTACTGGGTGATTCTGCAGATCAATGACATCACTGATTACTTTAATCAGTGGCCCATGCAGACCAACGAGCTAGAGGAATATATTAATTGGAAGTATGGCTCAGAAGAAGTGGCTGATGCCGTTCGCTTCTATGAGACTGAACCTCAGTATGATGACAAGGGCAATGTCATTTACCCTGGTGGAGTCAGGGTTATGGAAGACTTTGTCTACCCACCACAGCTAGGCATATCATATCAGCCACCTAGTGCTGTGACAAATAGAGCATATGAATGGAGGCTGAACGACGAGAAGCGTGAGATTCAGGTCCTTCAGCCTAAGTATTTGCCAGATTTGATTCGTGACTACGAAAGATACGCTAAGCAACTCCCCGACGTAGCCAGTGAGGTCAGCGTATCTGACGTTAAGTACTAGCTTTCAGCCAGCTTCTGGAAGTAGTCGAGGACATCATCATCCTCTTCAGAAACCTCTGCCTTAGGCTCCTCCTTAGGAGCAGCAGGGGTGGGAGGCTTGCTGGCAAACGGATTGCTCGGGGCTGCCTCTTCTACAACCTCACGTGCTGCAGACTTCTTCAGGTTTAGAACTGCGTTCAGTCGTTCCTGAAGTTGATCGTACGACTTGAATTGGTCAGGTGCCACAATAGATTGGAGAGCAAACTCACGCTTCCAGATACTCTCAAGTTGAGCGTCGTCAAGGTCTTCAAGAGTTCCAGGAGACTCAAACTCGGAAGAATCATAATTAGGATAGCCTGCTACCTTCTTGGCACGCAGTTTAAAGTTTGCACCAGCCCAGAAGTCGAATGGGTTGTACCCAGCACGGCCTTCTAGTTCATCACCGTTCACGGCTTCCATGATCTTGTCATAGATTTTCTTGCCGTACCTGAACAGGAATACTTTACCTTCGTTGTCAGGATTGCTAGGATCTTTGACCACGTAGATGTTGGAGTAGTACTGAAGCTTGCGCTTCTGACGACGTACCTGCTCCTTCAGGGTCTCATCACCACTGTTCCAGAGCTCCCTGTTGTACTCACCCAAGGGATCTTTCTGACCCAGGGTAGTCAAGGAGTTCTCGATGTACCAACCACCAGGACCTTGGAAGGCGTGGCTGTACAGTTTGACGAAGGGCATGTCTTCACCATCTCCAGCAGGGAGGAAGCGAATAACAGCGAAACCATTTCCGGCTTTGTCAGTAGACAGCTTCCAGAAGCGCTCGTCTACTGTTCCAACTTGTTGAGTTTTCTCCAGTTGTTTCTGGAGTTGTTGGAAAACACTTGCCTTGTTTTTCTTGAGTGAACTAAAGGACATTGATTGATAGGATTCGTAGGATTAGCTGAGTTTATAGTCATCCTAGGACTTGTATATTCTAGTCTACATCAGGCCAATCATCAAGGTCTTCACCGAGTTGCATCAATTCTAGTTTGATGTTCTCTTTCAATTCAAAGTGATAGCTAGGAAGTGAATGATGTGGTGGTACACCAGACTCATGTGCCTCTGCAGTCAGAGCAGCAATGACTTGCATTGCTTCCTCTCCACCATCCAGTTGTAGTCTAGTGTACAGGCTCTGCTCCTTCTCAATCATTGCGTAGAGAGTATGCAGAAACTCCTTGCGTACTTCAGGGTCATTCTCTACGTCCTTCATGACATGGTAGTATTCTTCTACTCGTCTTTGTAGTACTTCAAGGTCCTGCAATTCTTGCAGATAATATGGAGACTCCATGAAATTCATAAGAACTTCTCCTTGATAAGTTTGATGTATTTAGATTTATTGATGGACAGGAACGGTTTGTATTTCCGAACCTTAAAGGATATGGATTCCCACAGGGGATCATGAAAAGCCTTGTCCCACTGTGACATAAAGCCGAGTACCATGTCCAGAATGATCAGGGTTTCTAAACTAATTCGTCGTTGGATGTGGAGCTTGAGGGATGGAGGATGTCCTCCCACCGTTTCAAATAGATCGTTAAAGGTATACCCCTCTTCTTCCATACAACCAGCCAGTCTGTCAAGATCTTCGCTAACAAGGTATTGCTCACTCTGTCTTTGTTTTTGCCATGCCAACCAGCTATCTTTACCAGATCTCTTGATGTCTCCGATCCAAACTTTCGATGGTTGAGAGGACGAAACAAAACTAGCGAGGAGGTACTCCTTGACCTCTTGATCCGAGAGCTTCCTAGCCATCGTCTCGAAGAAGTAGAAGTCGGTTCTCTCCTGATACTTCTGCTCGCTTGCTTTGACCTTACCATCATACTGAAAGAAATCGAACTTGGGATTAGTGAAGTGCTGCTTCATCGCCAGGTAGGTTCTGTAGCAGTCCAGTCCAGTCACAGTGGCAGTTTACCTCGCGATGTTTTCTTCAGGTAGTTTAGTTCAGTAGCTTCAAACTTAATCTTTTCTTTGAGTGGTTTCGACACGAGCTTTGATACACTCTCGATCTCGATACCTTTCTCCTCACAGTACTCTACAATCGCCTCGATGTAGTTCATCTTGGTGTTGAGTACCATGGTTTCAATTTCTTCAGCAAAGCGTTCCTTGCTGATGAACTTGTCGTTTAAAGCCTTGTCGAGCTCAGTTTGTTCCGGCATCTCGGAATTGAATAAATTGACTAGCATAATCACGTAGGGTGTTCAAGTACTTCATAATGTTCCGACGTTCCACAATTTGAACTTCGTTGTTCTCACACACAGAGAAGGTGACTAGCTTCTTAGGTACGACACCAGTAGCTTCGGAGAACATAGCCCAGTAAGCAGAGAGTTGTACAAAGTAATCTTCCAACCACTCCTCGGGCTTGGGCTTAGCTGATGTCTTGAAGTCAATGACTGCCATCTCACCATCGATCTCAGCAATGAGGTCAACTGTACCTGCAAGGCACAGTCTGTTGGAGAACATGGTAGTCTCTTGACAATAGATGTTGTCTACCCGGGTATCCAGATGCCACTTGGCTGCGTTGAACATGAACTGTATCAGAGGCTTCTCCCAGTCAGGAAGGAGCGTGTGGTCTTTGTTCTGCAGGTAGTGTTCTAGAACGAGGTGGAGTGAGGTGCCACGGGTGGTAGCATGTTTGGTCTTGGCATTGGCCACGTCGTTACCGACACGAGCACGCCAGTCTGCAAACTTAGCACGGTTAATGAAGGAGATAACAGAGGTAACAGATGGATATAACGATTGGTCATCCACCTGGTAGTACCTGGACTCATCAATCTGCTTACGCTCTAGGTTGAGGAAGCAGGTTTTGTAGTCATCACGATGGGTAAACATCACATACCAATAGCATTCTTTGCAATGAGATAGTTGCGAACCAAACCTGAGCGACAGATGTCATCGACACCCATCTCAATCATAGTAAAGTCGTCAGGCATGACCTCAAGAATTCTCATGAAGTCATGGATTCCATTCTTTTCTTTGTCACGTTGCAGGTCAGACTGCATCGCATCACCACAGAAAACAATGCGTGTGTTCTCACCCACACGTGTGATTATAGAATCAAGTTCATGGAAATTCAAGTTTTGCATCTC